ACTATTTATCCAAAAAAATACCATTGTCGTGTAATAAATCAAAAAACTTTTCTTGATACCTTTCTGTTAATTCAATTTCTTTTTTAGTAAGGTTATGGTTGTACTTTAACTCATCACGCATAAATTGTTTAAACTCCCATAGTACATAATGCATATCACCTGCCTTTACTGCAATTTCAAAGTCGTCCCTTTCTTCTGGTAAATTAAATTTCAATGTCGCTTCCATCATTCATTAAGTTAGTTTTATACTGCTAATGTATTGTTTTTCATACATATTATAGCGCAAAGATAATTCATTTATTTCATATCGGAATATCAATAAACTATTTAGAATAAGTATAAATAATTAAAATATATTTTGTAGTTCGGAAAATTGTTTTTATGTTTGCAGCGGCTAAAAAATCAATGATGAATATAAATTATAACATAACATTATTAAATCCTTAAGAGGGGGCTGTATTTCTTTGTGCAATCGCTGCACTTTTCATACATTGTTTTAGCCGACATCCCCCTCTTAAGGTATTTATATAAATGGAAAAAATTACCTACGCTGAAAAGCTAAAAGACCCACGCTGGCAAAAGAAAAGATTAGAGATATTTCAACGTGACCAGTTCCGATGTATGGAATGTTTCTCTGATGAAAAATCACTACAAGTCCACCACATAGCATATAAAGGCAAAGAGCCTTGGGACACTCCTAATAAACTGCTTATTACATATTGTCATGATTGCCACCAAAAAGAGGAAGATAAATTAAAGGCGGCTGGCGAAAATTTTGTTAAACTTATGAGAGCCGATGGACAAAGAAGTATAGAAATGGAATATTTTTTAGGCAATCTAAAATATTTAATGGAAAAAGATATTCCACATACAGCAGTTGGATTTCTTTCATTAGTTATAATAGATGAAAAACTGTTAAATTATATTTCTGATTACATAACTAAAAACATTGACTAATATGAGAAAGTCATTTATTTTACACAACGACAGTTTAAATGTTCTTGATATTTTAACAGATGAACAAGCTGGAAAATTGTTTAAGGCGATAAAAAATTACCAAAATGGAGTTCCGCAAGAATTAGATTTTGGAATTAATATTGCTTTCGTGCAATTTGAAAATCAGTTCAAAAGAGATGATGAAAAATATGAAAGTGTTATAGAACGTAATAAAATCAACGGTTCTAAGGGAGGCAGACCAAAGAACCCAACAGAACCCAAAGAAACCCAAAATAACCCAGTGGGTTTTTTGGAAACCCAAGATAACCCAACCGAACCCAAAAAACCCGATAGTGATAGTAAGAGTGATAGTGATAGTAAAAAAGAAATAGATATTGTTCTTCCTAAAAAACTAAAAAATGTTGTTTCTGAATTTGACAAGCAAATTCGCTCAGAGGGAAAACAGTTTTTTTTAAACTGCTATCAATCTAAAAACCATAGTGAATTTTGTTGGGCAGCAAAAGATGCAGTCGCGCTTATTGCGCTGCTTGGAAAAATCAAATCAAAAGTCCGTGAAAAGTTCCCAAATCTTGAAAATGAATCGCCAGAGTTTGGGGAAAAACTATTAAGCGGATATCAAATAATCCTAACGAACATCAAAGACAAGTGGATTTTAGACAACTACAGTTTGACAATTATAAACTCAAAATTTAACGAAATTTATTCACAAATAACAACAAAAACACATGACACAAACAGCATTACAGACCTCATCAACTTTGCAGTTGGAACAAATTAATAAAATTTCATTTATATCAAAGTCACTAAAAGTTTGTGTACTTGCAGACTTGAATTTTAGATACAGCGATGAAACATTGGCGTACTGGGCTACTGAAATAAACTCAGACTATCCAAACTTAGAGCAGGAAAAGCTAAAGGAAATTATAAAAAGCGGCTCAAAGGGAGTTTATGGAAAGTACTACAGCATAAACCTTTCAATCGTTTATGAGTGGATTAAAACTGCTACAAAGGCAAGCAAAATGGTTTACTGATGATAGTATTTGACAAAGACACCAAGATTGAGTATGACATTGACATCCAACACGCAGGTGAAAACTATATGCGCTGCCCTGTATGCTCAGACGACAGAAAAAAAAGACACTTAAAGTGCTTTAGTTACAACACAGAGAAGCAGTCTGGCAAGTGCGCCCATTGCGATGCAGTATTAATCAAAAAAAATGAAGAATTTGTGAAACGTGAAATAAAGCAATATAAGACACCCATTTTTAAAAATGGTACACAACTATCAGACAAGGTGGTAAAGTGGTTCAGAGATAGGCAAATTAGCCAAAAAACGCTATTAGAATTAAAAGTTACAGAAGGACTTGAGTGGATGCCTCAAACACAGAAGGAAGTAAACACAATTCAGTTTAACTATTTTAGAGATGGAGAGATTGTAAACACCAAGTATAGAGATAGCCAAAAAAACTTTAAATTATTTTCGGGGGCTGAGTTGATATTTTACAACATTGACTGCCTTAAAGAATTTGACGAGGTGATAATCGTTGAGGGCGAGATGGATGCCTTGACACTTTGGGAGTGTGGATTTAAAAATGTTATCAGCGTTCCTAATGGAGCTAACTTAAACAGAAACAATCTTGTTTACCTTGACAACTGCATTGAATTGTTTAAGGAAAACACAAGGGTAATCCTTGCACTTGACAACGATAAGGCTGGCAACAACCTTAGGGATGAATTAGCAAGGAGGTTTGGATTTGAGATGTGCAGCAAGGTAAACTTTAAGGACTGCAAGGATGCCAACGAGTGCTTAGTTACTTATGGAACACAGGGAGTAGCTGAATGCTTGAGGAACAAAGAAGAGTACCCATTGGAGGGAGTGTTTAGTGCCAAAGATATTGATGCTGAGATAGATGACTACTACTACAACGGACTTCCAAATGGCGCAAAGTTAAACATACCGCAGTTAGACGAGAGGTTAGAGTATCACTTAGGTTATTTAACTGTAATAACAGGAATACCATCTCACGGAAAGTCAGAGGTTTTAGACTTTATGCTTTGCAAGCTTTCTACAATATCAGATTGGAAGTTTGCCTTGTACTCACCTGAAAACTATCCACTACAGCTTCACTTTAGCAAGATAGCAGAAAAGTTGATAGGTAAGCCATTTAGCGGAAGTGGAAAGATGAATGAAATGGAGCTGAGGTTAGCAAAGGAATTTTTTGACAATCATTTTTACTTTATAAAGCCAGAGAAGAACTTTGCCTTAGACAACATACTTGCCTCTGTAAAGTCTTTGATAAGAAAGAAGGGTGTAAATGCTTTTATTATTGACGCTTGGAACAAGTTGGAGCATAACTATGACAACGAGTCAAGATACATCTCAAAGGAATTGGACAAGATTACAATGTTTACAGAAACAAACCACGTTCATTGCTTCTTAGTGGCGCATCCAACAAAAATACAAAAGGACAAGGTAACTGGAAAGTTTGAAATACCAAACCTTTACTCTATAAATGGCTCTGCTAATTGGTACAATAAGGCTCATAACGGAATAACTGTTTACAGAGATTTTGAAACAAACAAGACTTACATATACTTCCAAAAGATTAAGTTTAAGCATTGGGGTTCAGTAGGACACGCAGAGATGACTTGGAATGGAAGGAATGGAAGATACCACTCAATGACATCTGATGACTCAAATTGGATATTAAAAGAGCAGCCCCAACAAACAATCCCACTTGAGCCAACAATCAAGCCTAACGCAGACTTTGACAGACCGACAACAGTAATTAGTGGAGGTTTTGTGCCAAAAGAACATGATGACCTTTTTTAGAATCATTATAAATAACATAAACAGTTGCATAATAAAAGTTCAAACATTATTTTTGTCGTATGGAAAACGTAATATTGTTAGCAGCAACTTTTTTAGTTGTTATGGAGTGGATATTTAAGCCTCGATTTCATTTTTCAAGAGGTCATTTGTATTTACTGTATGGAAACATCACAATGAGAAAATTTTATAAAATATATTAACAATGGACTGGAAAGAAATAGAAGAAGAATTTAAAGAAAAATTTCAAAGCGCATTTTCGTATGTAGTTTTTTTATGGTTAAAAGAACGTATCGAATCGGATATTAGCGTATCGAATCGTATACCAAACTTAACAGAAGAAGAAAAGAATGAGTTTTACACAACAAACGTAACCGCAGACATAAAGCCTAACTATGGAAAATAATATAGAACACCCATTGCCAATAAGTACTCGTATAGAGTTTAA